ATAGACACCGCAACCATCTGGTCAATGGCCGCCTGCTTCGTGGTATGGCAACCGATGACCTCACCGTCATCTTTCTCAACTGCCCAACCTGAACAGTTGGCATTGGAATCAGAAATGAAGTACGGCATTACGGCGTGATATGCAACCAAGTGACAGTATGACCAGATTTTGTTGATATTGCGTAGATGACGGTGTCAGCATAAATCGTCAACTCCACATCACCACTCTTAGGAATGCCGTGACCAGTTGACGTCGTGACAGCCTCACCGCCTACATACACCGTGTCCGTGTTGTCTTGATTCACAACGTGAATCACACCAGGCTGCGCCCGTGACGGATTGAGAACAGTCGCCACAGTTCCAACAGCTACTTGACCTTGATACACAGCCATGATTTACCTCAGAGCATCAACACTACTTGCAAGTCATCCTCTTCAGCAGAGAACGCAATCACACCAACAGCCGACGCCTGACAACCCACCACAATCGGCGCCACATACCCCTCAACAACTCGCACAGGTTCCACAACCATCTCAACAACATCAACAACAGACTCAACCTTCTTACGAGGCCGTTGACGTCGATACGGATACGGCTGACCGCCACCCTCCGACACAGGCTCAGGCTGAGGCTGAGGCGTCACCGTCCCAACAGCAACACCAACCAAACCACCCAAACCAGCAGACGCAGAACTAATCTCCGACGCAACACCAACCGCCGACGCATCAACACCACCCAACAAACCCTCACCAGAACCCACCACCGTCAACACACCAGAAGCACTCGACGACACACCACCCAACCCGCTCGACGCTGACGCCACCACCGTCACCACACCCGACGCCGAAGCCGTCAACCCACCAAGATCGGAAGAAGCGTCACCGAAATCCTCAATCGTCACATCACTCACATCGGCAAACAGTTCACCAAGTTCGGCTGATGCCACACCGGTGACAACTGGTGTCACCGTCCCGGTGGCTGTGGCTGCTATTGCACCGAGGGTGGCTGATGCTGTGGCAGTGGTGGTGAAGTTGGCGCCGTCTAGTTTGCCGTCACCGTCAAGCGTTGAGGTGTCAAGGACGAACGCTGGGGATGGGCCGCCGAGACCGACGTTCGCATCGTTGAGTTGCGACTGGTCAAGGTAGAACCGTGTGACCACGGGTGCCTACTTAGGAGGCGAGCGTCAACGAGACGTTCAGTGAACCTGATGAGATAGTGAAGGTGTCGCCTGCCGTATAGGCGTTTGCGGTGATCGTTCCTGAGAACAGGAAGTTTCCGGCTGAGACGTTGTCCCATGCGGTGAAGTGGGTGGCGTCTTGCGAGCCGGCGATGTTCGTCCAGGTGAGTGCGCTGTCAGATGCGAGCGCACCCGATGAAGCTGCCGAGAACGACGCTTCTTTGCGGGTCGTTTCCGTTGCCGCATTTGCTGTGCCGTTTGCGCCAGGGTCACCGACATGAAGTTTCACATACACGGCGGCCACAGCGAAAGTGTCATTGTTGCCCAATGCATCAAGCCACTGGTCTGCCAGATAGGAGCTGATTCCTGTTGCCATTACTGTTCAGGCCTTTCCGTGATGTGGAGGATTCGACCTTCTGCATCACGCTCAACTGTGCGAACAACGGTGCGCTGTTCCGGCACATTGACATTGACAACAGTTTCAGGAATGTTCACGACTGGTGCATCCACTCGAACCGATGGTGGTGTGACGTGGATGATTTGTTCTGGCATGTTCAAGTTCAATTCTCGTTTTGAGTTGACTTCGTATGCGGCCTGCGGATCAACGGGGCTCACGCTTGCGAGTGGCTGCAACTGTGTGGACGGTAGACCAGTGTGTTCAATGTTTGGCATATCAAGAGCCGCAAGCACACCAGCAGGGTCAAACCCAGCGAGCACAAGACGTTGCGCAATCAGTGACTTGCGGTCAAGATCGGCAAGGTTCGCAGCCGTGATGTCAATGTTTGTCAACGGAACCCGATACACATCGCCACCGTCAATGGGTGTCATGTCCTCGAATCGGCGCACATCGTTGACCGACAGATAGCCGTTGTTGAGTCCCGACTGATACGAGGCGTTGCGTGCTGAGATGTCGCCACGCAGAAGACCTGCGGTGGAGAATCGGATGAACGCACGACCAGCCAACAACACGCTGTATTCGGATTCAACCTTCGCCAAAATTGGGGTCAACGAATGAACAAGGAACGACAAGTTGTTCGCCTCAACCGACGCATACGACATCGCACCTGGTGTCGTGACACCAATCATCGACGGTGGGACACGGAAGATTCTGGCAATCTCCTCAACAGCGAACTGTCGAGACTCAATGAACTGCGATTCGTTCGGTGGCACACCAGTCTTCTCAAACGTGGCACCACCAAACAAGATGCCGGGACGATGCGCACGACGCAACCCCTTGTGCCCATCCTCAAATGCATCCACAAGATTCTTGGCCTGCTCACGAGACAAGTTGCCAGGGAACTGAATGATGCCCGAAGTGTTCGACCCCTGACCAAAGAAACGGGAGGCGAACTCTTCCAACGCTCGTGCCAAACCGAGATTCTCTTTCATCAGGTCGATGCGTGATTTGCCACGCAACTCACCCGGCAAAGTCAAGTCACGGATATGAATCATGTCCACATCCTCAATGCGGTCACGAGCCTCATACACGTAGAAGAGGCGCCCGTTGTTGTCTCGACGAATCTCCACCACCTGCGGATTCAACACCGACAACGCCAACACTTCACCATCCTCATCACGAATGATGCGAGTGAACGAGTTGCCATTCAGCAACAGAGAAACAATCACCTGCTGAAAGTGATCCTCTTTCGTCACCCCAATATCGGGTGCGTCAAGCCAAGCAGGTCGTGGACGATACTGAAGACGCACACCCTCCTGACGGATATAGGCATCAACTGGCAGCGTGGAAATCGTGTCGGCAATCAGACGAACGCACGCATAGACCGTCCCAATTTTGATGGAATCGTCCTGCGTGACATACACGCCAGAGTTCGTCGTGAACGTGTACCCGTCACCGAGAGCGAACAACGACTGGAACGAAATCGCACGTTCCTCCTCATTGCCACCACGGCCAACTAGACGGTCAACAATCACTTCTTGTCATCCTTAGTGATTCGAGCCAAACTCCACGCAGACACAAACGCAGCAACACCAATCACAGCAAACCCCAACGCCGGCGCCACCAACCATCCTGCAACCACAAGACATACCAATCCAATCAGCTCCAGCCATAAAACTTTCATCCCAGCCTCCTATCGTAGTTGAACCAGCCTACTCACACCACGAAGAACCCAGGCTCCGCCACAGGTTCAGGCGTCGTAGTAGCACGATCTGACGCCATCGCCAACGCAATCACAGCGTCAATCTTCCGCTTCGACTTACCTTTTGACAATGTCCATCCGTTGTCCTTGACTCTCTGCGCAGCCGACAACACCTGGTCGGTGAACAACGGATTCCCATCATGCGCAAGTTTTTGATTCACAATCAACTCATACAAATTCCCACACGCAGGAACCATACGCTGCGGAGACTGCGGAAACTCCACCATCGGAAACCCATCCTCAGCCAACGCCTCAGCAGTCCTCTGAAAAAACGCTGGGTCAAACGCAATCTCCTGAATATCAAACTGTTGCGCAACCTCACGCAAATACGACTCCACCGCAGACACATCCAACACACCACCCTCCGGCAACCAAATCTTCGCCCGAGCCACCAACTTCCCCTCAACATGCTGAACCAACACCACCGCCGTCGTATCACGCTTCAACGCCATATCAACACCAACCCACGTCGCAGAACCAGGCACAAGCTCCAACGTCGAACGACACAACTCCCAAGAACCCTGTGGGAGCCAACTATCAGCAGCCGTACGCACCCACTGATTCAGACGGTACCTACGCACCGAAACCTCAGAAGTTTGACGCACCGCAATCTCCATATCCTCCGGGTCAAGAAGACCCTCAGCCAGATTCGGATTCGCCTCCAACCACGCCTGCCGATCATTCAAGTCACAACCCTCAGCAGCCTCCCACCACCAAAACCCAAACGTCTCATCCTCAATCTCACCACGACACACCTTCTGGCCGTAGCCGTACAACAACCCACAAATACTCGTCAGGTCATACCCAGCAGTCGTAATTGCCACAATCTGCGGATCACGACGAGCACCCGAACCCAACGTCAACGCATCCCAAAGTTCAGAGTTCGGCTGCACATGCAACTCATCAAACACCACCGTTGACGGATTCAGACCTTGCTGGAGTTTGGCGTCACTACTCAACACTCGATACACGCTGTGCGTCGAAGGTACCTCAATCGCATCCCGATACACCTTGCAAATCCCAGACAACGCAGGCGACTGCTGCACTTGCCACTTCGCCTCATCAAACACCACACGAGCCTGACGCCTATCACCAGCAGCCGAATACACCTCAGCCCCATGCTCACCCTCAATCAACCCATACAACGCAACCAGCGACCCAATCAACGACTTCCCGTTCTTACGACCCAACCCAATCACACTGCGCTTATAACGCAACAGGCCGTCATTACGACGCTCAAACAAATTGTCAATCAAACTCTTCTGCCACGGCGTCAACACCAACGGCTCACCAGCACGAATCCCCTTGGATACATGCATAAAGGTCTCCGCAAAATCGGCGACCTTGTCACCCTCAGTCTTCGGATACTTCCACGGAGTCGACCACCTTGGTGTTGCGACGACGGAATTGGTCAAGCTCATTAGCAACCCTTATCTCGGCGAGACCAAGACGAGCCCGGTCAGACGGTGTGAACCCCAACAACGATAGCCACGCCGTGATCTGCGCATTGAGCTCCCCCTTCTGCTTGATGAGCGGATGGGTAACCAACTGGCCGTTCGCCGTCTCATAGAACCAGCGTGACACATCCGAACCCTGCCACTGTTCAATCAACGCCACCTGCTCAATAGCAGCACACAACTTCTGCACCAACGCCGAGTCATGCTTCTCCGACAAATGCCGACGACCCGCATCCCAGAACAACGTCCAATGAGCCCGCCCATACTCCCCCAACGACACCGGGGCAGGAGGCAAATCGTCGAGGCTGACCGTTGCCAGGGCGAACTCAGGCACCGGCATGGCAGACAGACCGTTCCGGATCCTGGCGCCACGCAGCCGCTTCTTCTCAATCGGTTCGGCCTTGCGGCCTCCGCCGGTTCCTGTTCGTGGCTTGGGCACGCAACGAGCCTAGGCGGTAGGGCGCAACCTACCGTGCGTCTGTTGCGC